TGGGCAAAAGATTATGTCTTAAAAGATAGAAAAGGATTTGATGCTTTTATTGAGAAAGCGCCTGTAGTGGTGCCTGTTGGGAAGCTAAATCTAAAAGATGCACCCAGAAAAAATGTTGAAGTGGACAGTCTTGTTTTAAAGGCAACAGGAATGACGAAAGAAGACATTGAAAAATATGCAGACAAGGAGGACGGAGAAGAATGATGGAACGGGCAGGGAACCAGAAAGTAAGCGGCATTCAGATGAATGCGCCTGTGGCTGCTGGGGAGTTCATTAAGAAAACAGATATGGTGGCACTAAACCAGGAAGGGTATCTGGTAAAAGCATCAAAAGCAGAGGGGCTGCGTGTGGTGGGGATTGCCACAGATAATGCAGATAACCGCATGGGAACTGACGGAGCGGAGGCAGTTTCTTTTACAAGCGGAGGCTTTGTATTTAACCAGGAAGGGATAAAAGAAACCGACCTAATGCGAACCGCTTATATTAAAGACGCTGCTACAGTGACAACATCTTCTGTTGGTTCATCAGCCGTTGGGAAGATTATAGAAGTAGATGCCACATGTGCAGCCGTATTAATTCAACCATAGAGATAGGAGGACAATAAAAAAATGGTAGTAAACAGTGCAAATCTGCAGGGATTAAGGACAACCTTTTCTGCAGCTTTTAACAAAGCATTCCAGACCACAACAACAAGTAAGGAGAAAATAGCAACCACTGTGCCAAGTTCCACAAAGCTAAATACATATGGCTGGCTTGGAGACTTTCCCACAATGAGGGAATGGATTGGAGAAAGGGAGATTAAAAACCTTTCTGAAAAAGATTATAACATCATGAACAGGCATTACGAGATGACAATCGCTGTCAATCGAGATGACATTGAAGATGATAATCTGGGGCTTTATTCTATCCAAATGGAACAGATGGGAAGTTCTGCAAAAGAACATCAAGACATTATGGTGCTTGGTATGCTTCCAAAGGGATTTAAAGAAAAGTGCTATGATGATTTGAGTTTCTTTCATGAGGCACATACAGTTGGCTGGAAGACATTTAGCAACAGAAGCAATGCAAAGCTGTCTGCGGATTCCTATGCAGCGGCAAGGGCTACAATGGCAAATCACAAAAATGAAAGAGGAACAGCAATTAATATTCGGCCTAACCTGCTGGTAGTGCCGCCACATCTGGAAAAAACAGCAAGATATATTTTAACAGCAGATTTCATTGATGGCACAACAAACCCTTGGAAGGGCAGTGCAGAATTACTTGTAGATGCAAATATTAGTAGTGATGAATATCCAGACAACTGGTTTTTGCTGGATACATCGAAACCGTTAAAGCCAGTTATCTTCCAACTGCGTAAGCCGACAAAGTTCGTTTCTATGGTGAACGAAAATGACTCAAACGTATTTAACCAGAACACCTATATTTATGGCGCTGATGGCAGATATAATACAGGCTATTCCTTCTGGCAGCTTGCATATGGCAGCACAGGAGAAGTAGCGGGCTAAGAACAGGAGGAAACGTATGGGATATTGTACCGTGGCAGATGTAAGAGAACTAATCAAAGAAGATATGTTTAACTCAATATTGGGGGATAAATACATTGATGAGAACGATGCTGAAGCAATGGCAAAAAAAGAAGCAGATATTACACAGCTTATTGAGAATGCAATTATAGACGCTGATGCAGAGATTGACGGATATCTGTCAAAACGGTACAGCCCGCCTCTTACCGAACCGCCAGCAGTTCTAAAAAAGTTTAGTAAGGATATAGCGGCATACAATCTTGTATCCCGCAAGGGTGTCAATGAAGATAACCCTGAAAAAACGTATCTTACAAGATATAATTCCGCTATAAAATACCTGACAATGGTAGCGGAAGGAAAGATCGATATTGGAACAAAAGAAGATACTGGACCAGCATCTGCGGCGGAAGGCTTTCAATTTCGCTCAAACCGCCGCTTATTTTCCAGAAAAAGTATGCGGGGGTGGTAGCGTGAGTTCTATTCGAGTTCAAATGACGGGAGACACTCAGGAATTATTGAATCAATTGCGCAGTCTGGAGGATACAAATATAGAAGCCGCAATGCTGGCAGTGGGTGAGGCAATACGAACTTCCACCTTGGAACGCTTTGACAGAGGAAAAGATCCAGAAGGAAGACCCTGGAAGACCTCTATTCGTGCACAGAAAGATGGAGGAAAAACGCTTGTTCACCATATACAGTTAAGAAATTCAATCCATGTGGATTATTCTAGTAAAGGTGTGGCAGTGGGCACAAATTTGATATATGCAGCAACACATCAGTTTGGAGATAGGAACCGCACAATAAGAACAAAGAATGGTGGAGTGGCACACATTGATATACCAGCGAGACCATATATGGGAGTGACAGACGAAAATATGCGGGAGATTACCCGTATTATTAGACATGCTGTAACAGGAGGTTAAAATGTTTATAGAGAGCAGAGAAGCACTAAAAAGCTGTCTGGTACAGTGTGGTGCCACGAATATTTATACATCAGAAAAAAGATTGAGGGCCTGCAACGAAAGCCGTGTGTTTGCAATTTTATCTGAAAATGATGGGCTTGCAAAAAATAAGACTAAACGTATCTATACAGATATGAACGGAAAGCATAAAAGGCGGAAAAAATTTGACCGCGACTTAACCTTTAGCATTGTGATTGGTGAATACAGCATGGAAAAAGTGCAGGAGATTTACGACCAGTTTCTTGAAGAGATTCCAGACGGCATCTTTGTGAAAGGAAATTATGTGGAAATTGAACCTATAGCGGCGGATTGGATTGACGACGAAGACACAATTATTCGGGCGAAATGTGCTGTGCAGATAAAAGTTGTATGTAAAGGCGGCGTATATAAAGACACTGACTTTGCAAAGGTAAATGACATTGAAATTGCAGTAAATAGGAAGGAGGCACAAGATGGCAAAGAAAGAGACACAGAACCAGGAGAAGGAACATCTTAACATTGAGACATTAAAAGAAAAGAATGAGACCCCTGATGCAGTATACCAGGGCATGTGTGCGGCAAACGGCTGGCAGAGAGGAAAGATAATAAGCCAGAAGGAGTATGAGCAGGCACACCAGCGTTTTCTTAATACGATTATAGGAGGCGGCAGAAAATGAATGATGTAATACATACTGTCACAGATGGGCTGATGGGTTTTGGAAGTACAAGCGGCACAGGGGTACATATTAAAATTGGTGCAAGTCCTGTACAGAGTAAGGAACCCATTATTATAACCAGTGCAAACAGGCTGGAATATATGACAAAAAATTTAGGCCTGAGTCCTCTGCATGATGCAGTAATGGATTCTATAGAGAATGGTGCTTCCAAGATTATATGCATTCCAGTACAGCCTTCTGCACAAGGGACAATCCAAACGCTTGATTCAAACACAGCAGAACATTCAGGGACAGTGACAGTTGATGGAAAACCAAATAACAGATTTGGCATCATAGTGAAGATAACAGGCAGAGGCGCGCTGAATGAAGCTTCCTTCAAGTATTCTATTAATGGAGGATATACATATTCAGAGGAATTGACAGTTCCGCTGTCTGGCGAATTTGAACTGCCAGATACAGGTCTAAAGCTTTTGTTTACCGTAGGCGATACACAAACCTATGAAGTGGAGGATACCTATGAGTGGCAGACGTCTGCGCCAGCATTGACAAATGAAGACTTGATGAAAGGTATTAATCGAATTAGAAGCATTAAGCAGGAAGCGGAACTGGTGCATATCGTAGGCGCCTGCAGCGCAGATACCTGGGCGATGATATCCGCAATGCAGTCTGAATTACAGACACGATACCGCAAGCCGCTTATGTTTGTCTTAGAGGCGTTTGAAAAAGATTCCAAACAAAGTATGGACGAGTATGCTGCAGCTTTAAAAGCAGCAAGAAAGAATGTAAAAAATTACCAGATACAAGTAGTAGTGGCAAGGGCGCTGTATGTTGGAATGGACGGATTAAGCAGGGACACCAATGTTGCAGGAATTGTGTGTGGTTTATATGGACGCACAGCAGTAAATAAGAGTATTGGGGAAACCGCTGTAATCTCATTGTCAGAAGACAGGATACTCAAATGTCTGCCAGAGGGAATTGATGATGACTATATTGATGCGCTTGATGGTCTGGGATACCTGACAATACGGCAATATGATGGTCTGGAAGGCTATTATATTAACAATGCCCGTATGATGGGACCAGAAGGGACCGATTACAGATATGCAGAAGATGTGCGGGTGCTGAATAAGATTATCAGGGAAACCAGAAAAACAGCGCTTTTGCAGCTACAATCTGATATTGATTTAGAAAAACCAATGACAGATCTGAAAGCGAAAGTCCAGTTTATACAAGCGCCGCTTGATCGTATGGTTACAGAGAAAGAGATATCTTCTGTAGAAATAACAATTCCAGAGAATGCTGCGGAAACCATTATTGCAGATGGTACGCTGCAACTAAACATACGATATGTACAACGGGGTGTAATCAGGAATATTGAAATAGATGTGGGAAAGAGAAACCCATATGCATCATAAGGGAGGAAAAATATGCTAAAAGTAAATGGCAAGACCTATGACTGGGGAGATGTTGACTTAAGTCTTCCAGGAGTAGTGGCGGAGATTGAAGAGATCAGTTATGATGATGAGCTGGAAAAAGAACTGGTTTATGGGCACGGAAAACTTCCACGGGGATATGGAACTGGGAACTATAAGCCAAGCGGCAAAATTAGTATGCTTCGCGATGATTATGAAGCAATCCTTGAATACTGCAATAATAATGGAATAAAGTTCTATGACCTGACTTTTCCTAAAATTGTGGTGTCTTACGCAAACGGTGATGGTTCAATAGCAACAGATGTACTTAATAATGTTACGTTTGCTAAACGTAGCATGAAAGCAGCCAACGGGGACAAGACATTTAAGGTAGACCTTGACTTAATTATTGCAGGAACAATTGACTGGAATGGAAATAAACCTGTGTAAATATCAAAATATTTGTCAAAAAATAAAACGGAGGATTTAGAAAATGGGACATTCAGAATTAAATGCAACAGTAGATAAAGCAGAAGAGAACATGGAAACAACAGTTTTGCAGGGGGCATCAGGTGCACCATTAAGCGAAAACGGATTAAAAGAGAAGTATAAAAAGTTGTATAAAATTACAGTTACAGTAGATGAAGATGATGAAAATGCAGGGCGTGAAATAAGATTTTTATTTACACAACCATCTGTAGCAAGTTTTAACCGTTATGTAAAGACTGCAAGTAAAAATATGGTATCAGCGACTACGAACTTTGTTCGCGACAACATAATTGAAGAACAAGTGATGGAATTTGAAAAAGAATGCAGTCTGTATCCAGGACTTGCATTAAATATGGGGCAGAAACTATTAAGTATATTGGGACTTGGAGATAACGTAAATTTCAAGAAACTTTAGAAGAAAAGCTCCAGGAGCTGGAAGGAAATTTTATAGAATGTGGTGAACTTTTAATAAGAAGTTTTCTTCCAGAATCTCTTCTAAAAAATTTTGATATGACAACAATTGATATGGATACCTTCCTGGAGTACAGTGCAAAAGCAAGGTATATGCAGGGGGTTTGGAAAAACATAGTGCAGATTGGGGTATGGGAGGACAAGAAAAACAATGGGATTTGATTCGATTTTTAAGTTAAGTGTAATCTTAAACTTAATCGACAATATGACTTCCCCAGCACAGAATGCATTTGGCAGCATGATGAAAACAGGAACAATGCTGACAGGCGCAGGGGTACAGCTTGCGCAGGCGTTAACAGCTCCTGTGACTGCATCTTTTGATACAAAGAGTGCGATTGCAGAATTATCCTCCCTCGGAGTAGAAGAACTTGCTTTATTGGAAAGTGCGGCAAATGATTTTTCCAACACCTGGGCGGGCACAACCAAAGCGGATTTTATATCCGCCGCTTATGATATTAAAAGTGGTATAGCCTCTCTAAGTGATGAAGGTGTGGCAAAATATACCGAAATGGCAGGATTGACAGCCAAGGCGACAAAATCCAATATAGCCACTATGACGGATTTGTTTGCAACTGGATATGGTATCTATAAAAGCTTCTATGCGAATTTATCTGATATGGAGTTTGCAGAACTGTTTTCGGCGGGGATTTCTACAAGCGTAAAGCAGTTTAAGACGAACGGAAACGAAATGGCTGCGGCAATACAAAGTCTTGGCGCGTCTGCTACAAATGCGCAGGTGCCGCTGGAAGAACAGCTTAGTATCCTGGGAATGCTGCAGGCTACCATGTCGGGTTCGGAGGCAGGAACAAAGTATAATGCTTTTTTGCGGAGTGCAGCAAAAGGCGGCGCAGCTCTAGGCATGAACTTTACTGATGCCAATAACCAACTTTTATCTATGCCAGAAATCTTAGATATGCTGCATGGGAAGTTTGGAGACACCTTAGACGCAGCGGAAAAGATGCAGCTTCAACAAGCTTTCGGAGATTCAGAAACAATCAAATTAATTGATTTGCTGTATGGAAAAGTAGGCGATTTGGAAAATAACATTGTAGGAATGTATGGATCGCTTGGACAAGGAACAGCCGCCACACTGGAAATGGCAAATGCTATCAATAGTAGTGACCCCGCAAAGCTGGAAATTTTACAGCAGAAATTCCATAATATTGGCGAGACTATCAGCAATGCTGTGACGCCAAAGGTTATGGAATATGCTGATAAAATATCTGGCGTGGTGGACAAAGCTGGGGAATGGGTAAGTTCACATGGAGAGGTTGTTAATGCAATCTTTTCCGTTTTGTCTGGGCTGGCTATGTTCTTAATTGTTAGTGGTACATTAACTACTACGATTGGTTTGGTGGGAGGACAGATTACAAAGTGGATAAACATTGCTAAAATGGCAAAAGGTGGCTTTCAAAAATTGGTAGGTATCATTCGTGGCAGTCCGCCGATAATACGTTCATTCGGAACAAGCTTGTTAAATATGGGAAAAACAGCGGTAACTTCTCTCTTGACCTCTTTGCAGCCTCTTATTGCGAGCGTGTGGAGCTTTACAGCCGCACTGCTGGCAAATCCTGTTACATGGATTGTAATTGGGATTGTGGCGCTAATAGCAGCGATTGTACTTTTGTATAACAAGTGTGAGTGGTTCAGGAATATCGTAGACAGCATATTTGCAGCAATAAAAGAAAAGTTTGGCGCAGCGCTTGATTTTGCCAAAAATGTATTTGGCGGCATTGCAGATGTGATAGGTACTGTGATGGGAGCTGCCAAAGATACAGTTGCACAAAATTTATCCAATATGAAACAAGCATATGAAGAACATGGAGGCGGCATAAAGGGAATAGCAGCCGCAGCCGTGGAAGGAGTAAAAGGCTTTTATACGGCAGGTTTTACATTTATGGACAACTTAACAGGCGGGAAGCTAACAACTATAAAAAACAAATGGTCTGAAAAGTTTTCCCCTGTAAAAGAGATAACAGGGAACGTAATGGACGCGGCCAAAGACACTGCTATAGAAAAATTATCCAATATGAAACAGGCATATGAGCAGCACGGAGGCGGAATAAAAGGAGCGGCGGCAGCGACCGTAGAAGGAGTAAAAGGCTTCTATACAGCAGGCTTTACATTTATGGACAACTTAACAGGCGGGAAGCTAACAACTATAAAAAACAAATGGTCTGAAAAGTTTTCCCCTGTAAAAGAGATAACAGGGAACGTAATGGACGCGGCCAAAGACACTGCTATAGAAAAATTATCCAATATGAAACAGGCATATGAGCAGCACGGAGGCGGAATAAAAGGAGCGGCGGCAGCGACAATAGAAGGAGTAAAAGGGTTCTATACAGCGGGCTTTACTTTTATGGATAACTTAACAGGCGGAAAATTGACAGCAATAAAAGAAAAGTTTAGCCAGGGAATACAGAATATAAAGAACAAGATAACAGATAGTATAAGCTGGTTTAAAAATTCTGGGAAAAAGATTATGGACACTTTTACAGAAGGCATTAAATCTGCATTAAATAAGCCCGTTGATATGGTAAAGAATGCGCTACAGAAGGTTCGCAATATGCTGCCATTCTCTGATGCGAAAGAAGGACCACTTAGCAGCCTTACATTGTCTGGAAGCAAAGTGCTTTCTACAATGGCGGAAGGCATAAAATTGACAGAGAATCTGCCAGCACAGGAAGTAGAGACAGCACTTGGCAAAGTGGACCTTACATTACAGAAAAATAACCAAAGACAAGATGCGGATAAGATAAAAGAATCTGGAAGCTTATCTGGGGAACAGGGTGGACAGATAGAAAGAACTGTAATCAGGATAAATAATTTAAGCCTAAATGTTGACCTAAAAGATATAGAAAGCCTTAAAAAGCTTCAACAGCTTTTTGCAGAGATAGAGGATAATATAAACAGCGGCGGAGAAGGGACGCCAGAACCCGCGTAATAACAAAGGAAGGAAAGCTATGCTTTATTTTGATAATAATAAAAACTCGAATAATCGAGATAAGGAGAATTATTATGATCTACATTGATGATGATACTATAAAAATAGGCGGCGTTATCCTTCCAGGCATTTATAAAAGCGTTGAAATAGAGCACGAAGCAAAGATTGATGAACAGACTGTAGAAGGTTCCAGCTCCAAACCAAAGCAGGCAACAGGGTATGACGACGCCAAAATTAATATTGAACTATTATTAATGGATTCAGAAGCTGCAACAAAGGAAGAAAAACTGCAGGCGATACAGGAATTGTTTAAACCAGAGGGACAAAATAAACCACAAGCCCATGAGTTAATAAGCGTACATACAGCAATTCGGGGCACAAAGCAGGTAATTATCAAAAAGGTTACTTCCAAGGAAACGAATAAAAAGGACGAAATAACTGTTACAATCGAGCTGCTACAATACAACACTATGAAAATAACAGCGGCATCTAAAAATAACAGCGCTGCTAATGAAAACGCAGGAAGTTCTTCTGGTCTAAGCGAACAATATAGGAGCTATTTAAACAGTGATCGCGGTGCAGCACCCAAACAGAAAAATAAAACAGGTATGTCGCCCTGCCAGAAAGCACAGGCAAGAAAATGGAGGGAGTATTATGGAGGAACTTAACAGGAAAGAACTGTTTTATCCTGATTTACAGGTAAAAATTGGTACATATATCTTTACAGAAGGAGTAAGTCTTGAAATACATTCTGACAGAAATAAGCCTTGTGATTGGGGAAAAGTAAGATTTACAAAGGAATACCAGCCAAAGATAACACTTCAAGAATTATCTGATGTAGTAATTTATTTAGGGTATGATGGAACCCTGCAGGAGGTATTTACTGGAACACTGGCGAAGGGATACGACGGATGCGGCATCAATGAAATCTTGTTTAAGGATTATATGTATAAACTTCAAAATACATATCTATCAACTTGTTTTAAAGAATGTACCCCACAAGACATTATTCGGGAAGGGCTTGCTACAGCGGGTATTAAAACAGCGCATTTATCCAAACAGACGTATTCTGTCAAAAAACTTTTTCCGGTTTACAGCAAAAGTATAGAGCAGCTCTTACAGCAAATAAATACAGCATGGGGAATCAACGTAAAAAGTTATTTTGTCAAAGGCGAATTTTATTGGGGTGTTGTACCAGAACAAAAAGAAATTCTGGAATTTGTATATGGAAGCAATATTATTTCTCTTGGAAAAGATGTGGATATGTGGGAATTAGAGACAATCTCTGTCCCATCAATGCAGCACAGCCAAAAGATTTCAGTGGTGCACCCTAAAATAACAGGGATATTTGAAACCGAAAAAGTGATATTTAGGACAAATGATGCAGGGTTTATACGAACTACTATTTACTTTAAGGGAGAATAAGCATGATTGATGAGCTGGTGAAAAGCATTATTAGTAAGGTGAAAACAGAATACCCACAACTTGAAGTGCCAGGAGCTATGAGGGCAGTAATTGTATCTGCTAAAAAGAGCGGCGAACAGTATAAGCGGACAATCTATCTAACAGATAAAATAAGTGACAATAAAAGAGAGTATATTTTAGAAGAGGACTGTTATGTGTATTCTGTAAAGATTATTGATAATGATGGAAATCCTCTTTCAAAGTATCCAATAATCCCTGAAATTAAAAGTCGAACAGAGTATCAGATAGGAAGTCAAGTGACTGTGGTGTTTACAGATGGCGGCTTGACGGCTGCAATTATAGGGTAAGAGGGAAACATATGGTTGATATTAAACTAAACAATGCATGGCAGCTTACACCAGCGGCAGATGGTGATATTCCTCTGACTGACAGCGAAGGCGGACTTTTGCAGACCATACGAACAGAGTCTATAACACAGGAAGGGGAACTTTTTTATGATACAGATTTTGGCTGGAGCCTGCTGGATTTTATACATGCACAAGAAAGTGACCTTGTTAAAATAGAGATAGAAAGCAGAATTAAAAAGAAGTTGTTAAAGTATGATGAAATTCTTTCTAATACAGTAGTAATACAGCAAGTATGGAATCATGATAAGTTAAATATTGTAGTTACCTTTAAACTTACTGATGGGACAGAACATAAGATTGAAACCAGTTTAAACAGAATAGAGGTTGAAATTGAATGATAAGCAATAAAATATTAGATGCAATTATTCCAGCACCAACGCTAGACGAGTTAAAGAAACAAACAACTACAGAACTGGAAAAAGAAGGGTTTGCAGTTACAAACTTTAAATCTGGTGGGGTATTCCATACGCTAACAATGATAAGCTTGGAAATCTATATAGAACTTACAAGTCTGTTTCGGCGGGTACTCTCTAATATGTTTGTTAAACATGCCCAAGGGGAGTGGCTTGAACTAAAAGCACAAGATTATGGAAAGACGCGCAAACTAGCGGCAAAAACAAAAGGTACTCTAATGTTAGCTGGAAATGATGGACATGCAACGCTGACAATTCCAGCGGGTACAGTCTTTCGGACGGATAAGGACATTAACGGTGAGGAACTGCGATACTTTTCTATAGAAGATGCTACTTTGTTAAATACACAGCAGGAAGTACAAGTGTTAATAGAAGCAGAAAAAGAGGGTGCTTTGTACAATGTCCCTCAAGATCGGATTGTAAACTGTACCAGGCATCTGGAAGGTATAGAGCGCATAACTAATCCAGCGGACTGGATAACAATGGCAGGCGCAGATATAGAAGATTTGGAGCTTTTGCGGGAGCGCATACTAAATAGCTGGGCAGACCTTGCAACAGGAACTACAGCGGCAAAATACAAAAGTGCTGCTGAAAAAGTTACAGGGGTGCTGTATGCAGATGTAGACCAACTGCATCCAAGGGGCCAGGGGAGTATAGACATCATTATAACATCTACTGCCGGAGAAGCCAGCAGGGAGTTGCTGCAAAAAGTAGAAGACGCTGTACAGAACGTTAAAGGCGAATATGACAATCTACTTATTAAATCTGCCCAAACGATACATCAGGATATTGATGTTTTAATAGAGCTGCCAGAACTGATTAGCAGTGAAGGAGTTGAGGAGAAAGTCCGTTATGCAGTAGAAAATTACTTTAAAGTTAGCACTTTAAGAAAATTAAATGAACTTATTTTGCTTGATTTGTATATTGCTATCAAGCAGGAAGTACCTGTATTAAAGAATATAAAGATAAGAGAACCAACAAGCGATATAAAACTGGCAAAAGGAAATGTAATTCTGTTAGGGGAACTTAATGTGACAGTAATCTGGGAGGAACGCGATGTTTGACAAATTTTCTGATTACATGCAGTATCTTCTCCCATCGGCGTTTAAAAAGCAAAAGAAGCAAAACCAGTTATTAATATACTGTAAAGTAATTGGCAGGCTATATGATTCCTTATTACAGCTAATTTTGCGGTTAAGAGAAGAAACAATGCTTGAAACTTGTAGTCCTAAAATGCTGGAAGTGTTTGGCAATGATTATGAAATGCCTCAGATGCGGGGAGAGACATTAGAAATGTATCGAAGACGTTTGCAGATGAAGGCACTTACAGCGGCCGCCGCAGGCACCCAAAAGGGGATATTGTATGCAATGGAATCTGTCGGATATCTTAACTGTACAATTACGCCATTTTATCTTATAGATCCAGACCGTTGGGCAGAAATACGAATAGATGTATTTACAGAGTCTGTTGATGTGGACAATCCAATTGCTTATAACAGTGTTGTGGCAGAGGTAATGAAAGTAAAAAAGGCAAGTACACTGCCACATTGGCGCTTTTATTATCCAATAAAGATTTGGGAGACAGATATTAATTATATTAATGCTGCGATTCGGTTTATTGTTTTTATTCCGTTTTGGGGAGATGATATCTATACAGGACCATACCAATATGATGGTACACTTGTGTATAATGCTGTAAGGAAATATAAGATTGGGCTGTTAATAAGATATTTGATGCATACACAAACACAACAGTATGTAGCATACAGGCACAGCAGAATCAAGGCATTTATACAGGGGAGAGAATATACAAACTTATCCCTGCGTAATCTTTACAGCATAAGCTTTTGGGGCTGTAGTGTGTATAATGGTCAGGAGCGTTATAATGGAAGAGTTCTATATAATGCTTTAAGAAACTATAGAGTCTGTATTATGGTAAGACACTATATAGGTATTTTGGCACTGCAAAGAATTGTATGCAGTAGGAACTGCACAAGAGTGCTTGTACAGAACAGAATGCAAACAGATGTGTTGCTGTATTTTTCTTATAGAATAAAGCAGAGGAAATTTATTCTTAAAGTAGTGACACAAAATGTAGTAAAACTAAATATAGCAGAAAAAATAAACCATAATAGCCAGATTTTGTCTATGCAGATGTTACATAAGAATATCTCAAGTATTCGGCAAAGATACAAAGGCAGGTTTCAAAACAATAATCCTAAAGTGGTGGGAAAAATTAAAATGAAGATGCAGATAAACAGTCCGTGTGGACAAATAGGAAATATGCAGATCATAACTTCACGCAATGTCGCCTATTATGACGGAACATTACGTTATGATGGAACAGCAAAATATGACGCGCTATATAAAGAAGAAAGGGTGGATTAAGAATGAGTGCAACAAACAAAAATGTAGTAATAACGAAGGCAGCAAGAATGAAGCTGGTAAAGGCTAGAGCAGGAGCGATAACCCTTCCAAAGGTTGTAGGAATGGCATTTGGGAATGGAGGTGTAGAAACAGATGGAACAGTCATAGAACCACCAGACAGTCAAACAGCCCTGAAGAATGAATTATACAGAAAACCGATAGATGGTTATAGTTTTCCTGAAGACACCATATGCCGCTATGAATGTACACTTGCGGGAAATGAACTTGCGGGCAGCGAGATTAGTGAAATTGGATTGTATGATGAGGACGGCGATATTATCTGCATTAAAAACTTTACCCGCAAGGGTAAAGATGATGATGTGGAACAAACCTATGTGCTGGAAGATATCTTTTAAAAAAGGAGGAAAATACTATGAAAGATTATACAAGTGATAATCCAGTGTTCTGTGATAAGATTCCCATTGTAGAGCGGGCAGACCTTGTAAACTATGAGAATAAGACCAAAGCAGAAAAACAACTTCTCCAAAACGATTTAGTATTAAAAAAACAGATGGATACATGTCTTGGTGAGAATGGAAAAGATGGAAATCTGGGGTTGGCAGAGGGGATAAAGGCAGACGATCTTGTAGGGGCTGTGAATGAGGTTTTTCAACTTGGCAGTGAGAAGAAAAAACAGCTTGTGGAAAATCTTACTGCCCTGGGAATTACAGCCTCCACAGATGAAACATGGGAAATGCTGCTAGGCAAAATATTGAGCTTGATAAATACATCTAGCGATACAGTTACGGCGGAGACTCTTTTAAGTGGGTACACAGCGCATAATGCTGCTGGGGCAAAGATTACAGGCACCCTTGCAGATAAAACAGGTACAGCGGACCACAGCGCAGAGGCATCTATAGATGTGACAAACAAGCGTATAAAGTTAAAAGTACCGGCAACAGGGAAATACGGTGTAGGAAATTATCTATATGCTGCATACACTACAATTGC